TAAAGAGATGGGCTAACCGTTCTCCTTATGGAATGAGTTCTGTAGGGGTAACAGCACCTACCCATAAAGCCAAGAAAGTTATAGCTGATGCTACTGGCTTACAGGGTAGTACTATTCAGAGCTTACTTGGCTTACAGCCTAATGTAGAACTAGCTGACTTTGATATTAATAAGCCAGAGTTCGCAGTGAAGAAGAAGCCACAGATAGAGTACTATAAAATGCTGGTACTGGATGAAGGGTCTATGCTAAATAGGGATCTATGGAAGCTTCTGAAGGAACAGGCTAACCGGTATAATGTAAAACTTCTGGTAATGTTGGATTCCGCACAATTGCCCCCTGTAAAGGAGGATCTCTCTGCAGTTCTATTAGATGAGGAAATTGTTTATAAGTATCAGCTAACTAAGGTAGAGCGCCAGGCCGGGGATAATCCTCTGATGGGCCTGTATGACCTGATCCGGGGAGATATTCATTCCAAGACTGACCGGTACCATAAGGAAGTAAGACTAATGGAAGCTCCAGGTGAGGTTCAGAACCTTGGAATAGCTTTCCTCGGCTTCCAGTTTATTACTGATCTAATGATCTTTGGCAGGGCTGTAGTTGAAGCATTTATGTCTGAAGCTTTCCAGTGGGATAAGAACCACTGTAAAGTACTCTGCTGGACTAATGCCAGGGTACAGTTCTGGAATGCTTCTATACGGAAGACCTTATTGGCTGACCTGGCTAAGAAGAATATTCCAGCTGAACAGTGGCTACATGTCCAGACTATCATGCCTGATGAGCTCCTAATGGGCTATAAGAGCTATAATGACGGGATTGAGAACTCAGGTGAGTATGAGGTAGTACAGCTTCAGTACTCTTCTAAGGTTCTGGAACACACCTCAAGTAGTAAAGATGGGGCTAAGAAGACTATTATCCAGAGAGAGGTAAAGGGTTACCGGGTGGCACTAAGAGATGTAGACCAGGATACTATTCTAAATACTTTTATCCTGGATCCTGATGAGGAAGAGGAGAAGAGCTTTACTACTATCTTTAATAGCTACCTATTCTCAGCCAAGACTCTGAAAGCATGGCCGGCTTACTTCGCCTTTAAAGCAGAGACCTTGCTTATGAGGGATATCCGGGATAACCGGGGAACCTTAGTATGTGGTAAAGACCTGGACTATGCTTATGCCCTCTCGGTACATAAGAGCCAGGGTTCGACTTATGACCAGGTCTTTGTGGACGAAGCTAATATTAACCTAAACAGGAATCATGTGGAACGGAATAAGCTGAAATATGTAGCTTTCTCTAGGCCAAGGTATCTTGCTATAATACTAACTGGAGCATGAGAAAGATAACACTTGAAGAGCTTGAGCAGGCCAGAAGAGTCCTGGCTGCTAAGCGCTATGCCTGTGCAGATGGTCTGCTACAGGATGCCCTGGAGATTGCTGAAGCTATAATTAGCGAAACTATTAGAGAGTGTAAGGAGAAACACTTATACTATGTAAGATTAGAAGAACTAACATGAAAGAAGATTCAAATAAATCAATAATCCAGGCAGAAGCTAAGTTTCTCTGGAAGTCTAAAGGTGAATGGGGACTATTAGCTATGGCTACTGGAACAGGAAAAAGCCGGATCGCTATTGATGTGGTCTCTGAGCTTAGCTCCCCGGTCTTCGCTGAGCCTAAGATCCTGCTGGTTGTACCTACGGAGAAGCTCCGGGATGATAACTGGCTGGATGAGTTCAACAAATGGGGAGCTGGTAAGTACTACAAGAACCTGCAGAGAAGCTGCTACGTGAGTATTACCAAGTTCCAGAACCAGTACTATGACCTGGTAATCCTGGATGAAGCGCACAATCTTACCGAAAGGAACTCTGACTTCTTCTCTACCAATACAGTGAAGCGGGTAATGGCTCTGACAGCTACACCTCCTGATCCTAAAGGGAATGAGACAGAGAAAGGGAAGGTACTCCTGTTTAAACAGTTCCGGTTAAAGACTGATTTCCTGTATACACTGGAACAGGCAGTAGCTGATAAGCTGGTAGCACCTTATGAAATCAGGGTAGTGGAATGCAGCTTAGATAATACTTCCAAGTATATCAAGGCTGGCACTGCAGCTAAGCCATTCTACCAGACAGAGCAAGCTGCTTATGACTATATCTCCGGGATCATTAAGAAGATGCAGTACTCCAAGAATGATGCTGTGAAATGGAAGTACTTATCCCGGATGAGGATTATCCATAATTCTATTGCCAAGACAGCAGTAGCCAGGAAGATCATTGATAAATACTTGCCGGGGGACCGGGCTCTGATCTTCTGTGGTTCTATTGAACAGGCAGAAGTTCTATGTGGAGTTACCAGGGTATATCATTCTAAGAGTTCTGATGTAGCTCTAACCCAGTTTCAGAACCAAGAGCTGGATCAGCTGGGTTGTGTAGAAGCACTGAATGAGGGGGTAAATGTACCGGATGTAGACCAGGGCCTGATTGTACAGCTATCCAGTTCTGCCAAGGATCTTATCCAGAGGATAGGACGACTGATTCGTAAGAGACCTGGCCATAAGGCTATCGTATGGATCATCATAGCTGCTGGTACAGTAGATCAGAGCTGGTTTGAGAAGGCAATTAAGGAGTTTGATACTTCAGTTATCACTTATATTCACACAAAGAATTTGTGAAAATATTTGATAATCCGGGTAAATCTTTTTATCTTCAAATCCCTTTATTTTCAAATGTATGAGCAACCCAAAACTGATTGAGGCCATGCGCCTGCTCACGTCTGAGCACTATATTATCTTCATGGATGGAGAGCCACAACTAACCAATAAGTTCACCAGGGAATTTGAACAAATGAAGCCTCAAGAGCTTTATGAGGTCCCTAAGACAGAGCCTGAAGCAACACTTCTCCCCGAAGTGATCATCCAGGAAGTCAAACGAGAGGTAATCCCATTACACTCTAAAAGCAAGAAAGTCATTCTCACCCCGGGAGTGCAGCAGCCACTGGCAGAATTCATATTAGCCTGTAATGTCCCGCAGAAGATTAAGATGGACAATGGTAATTCCTTCTGGGCAAATAAGTACTCCAAAGAAGCTGATCTGGAACTTCGTAATATTATTGCTAATGGCTACCAGCTGGACATTCTGATTGCAGCAACAAAGCTGTATTATAAATCAGGAGCCTGCTGTGAAGCCGTAAGTAACTATATTATCCGGGGAACCTGGCTTACTCATTACCTGGCACTGGAGAAATCTCTGGAGGAGGGGACTGTAGAATCCCATATCACTAAAGCACTGGACAATTCTGAAGGAAAACCTACGTATTATTCACGATGACAGAAGAAAGTATTCTGAGAGATCTGGAGAAAGTAACTTCGGATAGCTTTCTCCATGATGTAGCCCGGGGTATACGAGGTATAAACCAGGGATTTGATAATGGATTAGGACGGGCAGGAGAGTTTCTATATGGTGTACAGCCTGGAACTAATACTTTAATTGGAGCTGATTCAGGTGTAGGCAAGACTACATTTTGTGATGAGCACTATGTAATCTATCCATGGCTAAGTTCTAAACTCCTCACTTCTACTAAGAAGATTAAGTATATCTACTTCTCCTGGGAGATCTCCAAGCCCCGTAAAAAGCTAAGGTTTGCTACCCGGTTTATGGCTTCCCAGTTTGGAGTCAGGCTACCTGTCGCCTATATCTTAGGTAAGGGAAAGTACCGCTGTTCCCAGGAACATTGGGAACTCTGTAAGGTAATAGAACCACAGGTAGAGGAGATCTTTGATGACATCGAGATGATAGATGAGCCCTGTAACAGTAAGACTGTACTCAGGATGCTTACCAAAGTAGCTGAGACCTATGGTACTTTTATTAAGAAGACTACAATAGATAAGGATGGGGAACACCACCAGGAGATCATAGGCTATATACCACATGACCCGGATCTGTTAATTGAGGTAATCTTTGACCACATTGGGCTGGCTGATCCTGACTTAGGTTCTGACCTTAAGCGAACTATGGATAACATCTCCAAAACAGGAGTGTACTTCCGTAACCGCTGTAACTGGAGCTTTGCTATTATTCAGCAGTTTAATAATAACCTGCAGTCTACTGACCGGCGTAAGCTGGATAAGTCCAATATTATCCCGGTAAGAGGTGATTTTGGAGATTCAACTTATACCTTCCGGGATGCCGATGTAGTCTGGGGACTGGTTTCTCCTGCCCAGTTTAGCTTTAATGAGTTCCAGAACTATGATGTATCCAAGCTGGGACCAAGCTATATCCATGGCTTCCTGATGAAGAACCGGGATGGCCCGCCTAATATGAGCTATCCACTATTTATGGATGCTATAGCTCACCACTTTGAGGTATTGCCAACCCTGAAGTTTGATCTGAATGGCAGAATTAACGAATTCTATGAACTGGCTACCCAATTCAGGCAAGAACTGGATAAAACAGACTTCTCTGATCAGGTACCGATTAAACAATTAAGCCAATGAGTGCAATCTTAGTGTTGGGTGAGCCCGGCACCGGTAAATCCGCAGCAATAGAGGAGCTGGATTCTAAGAGTACAGTAATATTCTCTCCGAATTATAAGGATCTCCCATTCCCGGGAGGAGATGTAAAGTATAGTATAGCTAATAAAAATAGATTCTTCTTCAATACTTTTAAAGGTGTAGGGGATGCTATTAAAGAGGCCAATAAACAGCCACATATTAAAACTATCATAGTAGAAGATTTTACCCATTATATGAGTAAGAAAGCTATGGATGATTCCGGAACTAAGGGCTATGATAAGTGGACAGAACTAGCTGTATTGGCATTTACTAATGTGGTAGAACTAATCACTACTGGGTTAAGACCTGATGTTGATTGTGTTCTGATAGGGCATGTGAATGCTGTAGTAGATGCTTCCGGGAATATGGAGATTGGTATCCAGACAGCAGGTAAGCTAATGGATAATGTGATCAAGATTCCAAGCTATTTTACTTATATCTTTCATGCCTGGGTAGATTACGATGGTGAAGAACCATTATATGTATTTCAGACTAACCGGGACAATCGCAGACTAGCAAAAAGTTCTAAAGGTATGTTCCCATTCCTTATAGCTAATGATTACAAAGTTATATTTGATAGGATCAGGTCTTATAGAGCTGGTAGGATCGAGGAGAATATAGTTCCCCCTATAAAAGCAAAATAGCCTAATCAGAGCCGGCTTGGTAGGTTCTGAGTAAATGATTCAATAACTTAAATTACAAAACTGATGAAAGGATTAGATTTCCTGAAGAAGGCTTCATTAGCCTCTAACGAAGTTGTTAAACCTGCTACAGCCAGGACTACTGTTGCTAAGGCACGTAACCCAGAGCTGGCAGACATTCGTGTATACAAAGATGGGGCAGTATTCCCGTCTGTAGCCCTGATCAAAGAGTTTGATCTCCAGTACCGGGCTAAGGAAGTAGAACCTAAGGGTAATGGCTTTGATGTATTCAAGTCAACTGACTTCCCGAATACCCAGCATTGGCCAAAAGAGAACAGGATCATCTTTATTGCTTCTGTAGATAAAGGCCAGGGTAAGCTGGATCTGTTTGGTAGGACTACCTATAATGAAGAGACCGGCGCTGCTTCTGATGTATTGACTCAGGGTGCTGCTACTTTTGGTAAACAGCTTCTAGAGCAGATCAAGGAAGTGTATGGCGAAGAGCCAAACGAAGAAGGCTATATTGACCTGATGATTGCCCGGGATAATGGCTTTAATACGGATAATGGGAAGTATTATATCCCTAAGGTAGTAAGCCGTGGTACAGAGAAAGGTTCTTCTACTGTAGTAACCAGGGAAGATATTACCCTATATCCATTGGTGCCGGCAAGCTGGGCTGATGTAGCTCCAGAACAAAAGGAAGAGGCTACACCTATAGCTGAACCGGAAACTAAGCAAGCTTCAGAAGAGGATGCTATCTCTATGGGTTCTGTAAGCGTAGATAAAGGCGCTGCCAAATAAGCACACATCAACCATCTATATAACCAGGTTATCCCTTTCGGGGGATAGCCTTATTCCATAAACGAAAACAACTAAAATTATGATAAAAGTAGGTGTTAATGAATCTATCTTCATTGAGAAGATAGAAAAGAATGATAAGGATACCCTGGCTGTGACTTATAAGGAGTCTGGTGGGGAGGTTAAGAAGAAGCTATCCCTGGTAGAGCAGATGAATGAAGGTTCAGATACTTCAGGAAGCTCTTCCGGTACTACTACCTTTTTATTATTCCCCCCAAGCAGAGAGTATCAGAATGAAGTACAGGCTCCTGAGAAGCTACTGGCTAACCTGATGAACCTGAAGAATCAGCTCCACCATATCCTGAAGAGGTTTGTAACTTCTGCACAGCTACGCTGGGATGTACTCAAAGGTGTAGGCCTGATTAAGACTGATGATGATGTACTGGCTGCTGTACAGGATGAAACCAAGTATACCCAGATCTATGCCAATATCGTAGATCAGTTCCTGGAAATGGGCACCCGGTTTAAGATCGTGGATAGCTCCAAGCTTTCCCGGTTAATGCTAGTTCGCCAGAGTAAAGAGAAACACTTTGGCCGCATGCGGGATAAGTTCCTGGATGACCAGCCATTCCTGGAGGATATTACTATCCCTAAGGATAAGTCCAAACTCTATATTAAAGCCGGCGCTAAAGGAGCTACCAAGCTATTTGAAGCTGATGCCGATGGCTTTGTACCAAGGTTCACTGACTATGAGATTAGCAAAGGTCTGGATAATCCTATCCAGTCAGCTACTGAGTCTGATG